ATGTTCCGTAAACGATGACGTAAATCCGTGTCCGGCGAACGCCGCCGTACCAGAAGCAGCCAAATTACCCTGGGGAGTTTCAGCATATGTGCCTGTAGGAGAAGTTTGAACAACCGGACGCACGTTAATCGGGCTAGAACCGCCACCAAGATACTCAGGACGCTGCAAACGAGCATCGGGCGATGTAACCCCGAAGTGCGAACGAATTAGCTCCGTGTAGCGCGTACCACCACGCGCATCGCGTTCGAAGATTTTCTGAATCTGGAAGGCCTGACGCAGTGAGTTAATAGTTGCAGCGGTCGCCTCCGTAAGATCCGCATGCAGATCAGTCGTCGCCGTACCGCGCGAGAAAAACTCAAACGACTGCGCGGCACTTCCGACCAACTGAACCGCAACCGACCCGCTGTTAGAGGTCATCGTATTAGCGTTCAGACCTTCAGAATCCACAACAGTAAACTTGCCCTTTACCGGCGCGGAAGTACCAAGAGGGATTTGTACGCCAGGGCCCTTTTGAGGCCAAGGAAGACAACTAGTAAAGTAATCATGCCGTTTCCCACGACGACGCAGCACATAATCCGCGTTATTGTCCGGCCCATTGTCCGTCCGGACAGGTACGGAATCCTGCATGTTCTGATCCCGATACCACTCGTTGTAGATCAAATTATAAGCACGATGAAACAACGCAGAAACACTGAGGCCCTCAACACCAACCGGAAGCCCAAAGTAGTCGTGGATCGAATTGGCAGCCCAACCACCCGTCGGCGCCACAAGCTGAGGAATGGTGAAATCCGTTGAATCCCCGGGATTTTTCTGCTCACCGTTAAATTTTTGCCAATTATCCCAAACAAGACGAATCGGCACCGAAAAGAACTGTGTATCCAGATACATGTTGTCCATAATCGGCACAATCGGTGTCGCCAGCCGTGCCAACGCAGCCACCCGACAGTTGAACGTATCACCGGGCAATGCCTCATCAACCAAGAACGGGATCAACAGACCCGCATCAAACGTCGTTTTGTAACCGTGCGAGCGATCGAAGGTAGACCGCGGTATATCGGCTTTTGGGACTTGGGAGAAAGTATGTTGCATGACGGAACGCATTATTTAGACTCCAAATATTCGGCCCCTTTAGCAAGGGACTGGGGAAAAGGAACCGGGAGCAATGTGCCTTCCGATTCATCGAACTGACCGACAAGACACAGCTCATAATCCGCCGGAAACTTGTCTTTAAGCAACTTTGCATCAACCACCGCACGTGCGAAATCGCGGACCGCCGATTCTTCCGTATCCGCAAGGAATGGCGCAGAGTAAACCCGCGCTTTTTGATCATAGACCGAACATAGAACTTTCATAATTTACCCTTTCTGAGTTTTATACGCGCCTCAAGACATTCAAGACGAGATTTAAGACGGGCCGGTGTTTGGTCGGCCCTATGTTCCATTGCTTTTGACAAACGGCGGCTTTTGACCGCCTGCAGACCCAACTCGTCAACGAGTGCGTACTTCTCGTCGTAGAACCTAGGTGGTGCACGTTTCTTGCCCTGTAGGACTATGAAATCCGACGGGTAAACGTCGGATTGATACTTTTCGAACCAACCGGATCCAATGCCCGGCTTGAGTGACATGACAGCAAATTCGGGTTGCCGACCGCCGTAATGGCTAACAGCCATTGAGCCGTTGACCTTTTTAATGCAGTACTTTGCAACGTACCTTGAACTTTGCACAGTAACCTTGCCAAAGAACGTATGTCCTTTGCCCCAGATCGAATCGAGAAGGTCCGAGGTAAAGAGTTGATCGCCGTACTCATTCTTCGAGTGAGGACGCTTGTCCGCAAAGTCGATACCGAAGATAACCGCATGATAGTGGGCCCTTTCTGAGGTGTCGCCATATTCACCAACCGCAAAGTACCGAAGTTTACCCCCGGTATCTTTGGCATGGTGTTTACGAAGACGTTTAATAAAGTCTTGGAAATCCTTTTTTACTAAGGTGTTTCCAGATGGTAGATACCTGTCCGAGTAAGTAAGGGTAACGAACTGAGACAGATCGTGTAACGATGCCTCGTGCACGATCCTTGTAGCCCAGTCTTCGGTACGATCGACCCGACAGCCGATGCACTGGCCACAGGCGACGGTAACACGGAGATCAACGTAACCCTTCTTGCTGACAGTAATTGGGCTGAGACATGGCATCGTTCACAGACGAATGCCGCCCCTCATCGGATTGCCAGCAAAGTTCTTTTTGTGGGAACGACTGGCAGTGCGGGAGAACTGGGCGCGTGATGCTTTGCCGGACATAGCGTGGCGTTTCATGATGATTCCTTCCTTCCAAAAAGAGGCCCAAAACTAGGCCGATAAGTAATTGTTCCATGATTTCTAAGAAATCCTGTCACCTAGCACAGTTAAGAACAAGGAATACAACTGTGCGGGGGTAGCTGTCAAGAGATATTTTCAGATGAGGATTGAGGGACAGCGACTGACGCGCTCCGCTTGTCGCCTGACCCGCTGTCCTCGCTTCGCTGCGGGATCGGATCAGGGAGAGGTTTTAGTAGACCCATAGAGCGTAGCTCATTGGTATTTTGAGGATCAGAGACAAAGGCCAGGAACTGACCGGGATCGTTTTCGAAACGAGAGCGGATTTTAGAAGGCAACGCATCAAAGAGCGATTGCGCCTCAATGACTTGATCTTGCATCGATTGAAAATCGAAGCCTGAAGACACATCCAGATACTGTGGAGAGATAAGAGATAAATCGGGCAATTCGCCCGTAGATAGATAACGAGACATGATGACATTGATATCACACTCGTCTTTAAATGATTGTTTAGTCCACCGAGAGTTAGGTGGGAACGTAAGAGAATAAGAGTGAAATTGATTATGTAATGATTGAAATGGAGAAGAGTAATTAGTGATTTTTTTTGACATGATAGAGACCTATAAGAGAAGGATGTTTATTTAACCTTAAGAGGAAAGAGATTACGAACAGAGGATGTAGCTTCATGGCCCATACCGATAATCCGCTCAAGCTGCATATAAGCGACATCAAGCTCAGCCTTTGTTTTGGCGCTGATGATCTGCTCACGAATCAACTTAGAAGTTTCCGAAAAGTTTACCGTTTGAGCCTCAACCAGCTTCCTTTGCCAGATCTCAATGGCGTGTTTCTCAGACAGCGTTTTGTTGAATTGAGCGCTTAGCAGCTCAGTCGCCCATTTTTTATTTTCAGGGCCCCACGCTTCGGTAGCCGTCTGGGCATTTTGAAGTTTTGTATTCTGAGCAAGATTTTTGGCGCGCTCACCTTCGGTTACCGTTTCGGCCTGGATTTTTTCAATATCGGCCACCGTCTTACCAGCCATCACAGCGCTAGAGATAGCTGGAGAGATGATATCGAAGGCTTGGGCTTGGAAAGTCTGAGCCGCAGAGACCGTAGGAGCGCTGGAACTTCCTTTTGTCCCACGAGCCATACTTCCGGCGGAGGATGCACCTTGAGGAAGGCCGGCAGAGATGCCCCCGCCGACTGGCGTAGCGCTTCCCATGCCTCCAGTTCCTGACAATATAGGATTGAGGCCGGCGGCGCGTAAGTCAGCAATCTCCCGCTGATGAGCAGTATTAGCCAATCGTTCTTGGAATTGCATTTGACGGGCTTGTCCAACAGATTCATATTCGAACTGTTGGGCAGCGGCTTGAGATTGGAAGGCCATCTGTTTTGCGTTACTGGCATCTTGGAATTCCATCTGTCTAAGCGCTTGATCAGATTCAAAGCCCCTCGCCGTTGCCGCCTGACCCTCTTCCCAACCTCTTTGCTGCTCCGCAAGCATTCGGTTGTAATGATAAGAATCCAACGTATTGGCAGAAGCGGCTTGATTTGCCGCAGCCGCATTTTTGCGGGCCGAATTCGCTTGAATCGCTCCACCGGCCAACGCAGCCGCACCAGCAATAAGCGCAGGGATAATGGTCAACTGAAAGCCCCACAAGGGGGCGATCAGCTTAAACACGCTGAGATTTAGCATATCAGAAATGGTCTATAAGGCCCGGCACACCATAAACGGGCATTGGTCGGGTACATTTCATGTTGATATAAGAATCAAACAGGAAATGAGGCTCAGTGGGAACAGCAATACAACGGTCAATAGGTGGATTTTCCACAATGAACGCATCGTCCAGTACAGGCGCATTAGCGAAGTCTTGCGACAAATGCCACGAGTCAAGCGATTGCGCGTAATTCGAGCGAAACTCACCTGTAATCTGGGAAGGTTTATATCTGTATTCCGCATAACGCTCCTGATAACCGAATACCACCTCATTCTCAGCATCCGACGAAGTAGCAAAGATTTCCTTCTGAAGAACCGCTTGTTCACCAATATGAGACAACGCCGGCCAGTAGAAATCGAAGCGGGTTTTGCGAGACCACATCCGGTTAAGGCCCTGCTGGTAGGTCAAGTCTGCACGGACGGACATTATTCCGATAATAAGACAATGTTCCGTAAACGATGACGTAAATCCGTGTCCGGCGAACGTCGCCGTACCATAAGCAGCCAAATTACCTTGAGGAGTTTCAGCATATGTGCCTGTAGGAGAAGTTTGAACAACCGGCCGCACGTTAATCGGGCTAGAACCGCCACCGAGATACTCAGGACGCTGCAAACGAGCATCGGGCGATGTAACCCCGAAGTGCGAACGAATTAGCTCCGTGTAGCGCGTGCCACCACGCGCATCGCGTTCGAAGATTTTCTGAATCTGGAAGGCCTGACGCAGTGAGTTAATGGTT